CAAGCGTTATTATAAATTTTATCAACATGGCGAAGGAGAATAATCATATATACATGAGTACAACCGGAGAAGAGGTGAGGCAGTTTCTATACGTTGACGATTGTTGTAAGTGTATGAATATAATAATGGACCGGTTTGATGAAATAAAAGAACGCCAACTTGATGTATCAAATTTTAAATGGCTAAAGATTAAAGATATAGCTGAGATTGTCGCTTCGTGTTTTAATAATTGTGATATATTTGCCAGCGAAGAAACAGATGATATTCAGCGCAGTTTATTAGTAGAACCTCGAACGGATATATTAAAATACTGGCATCCAGAGACATCCATCGAAGCGGGAATCAAAAATTTATTAATATGATAGCGCTAATAACTCCAACGGGATCAAGAGCGGCGCAGTTTGCTCTTTGTGCGATGTTTATGCAGCGGCAGACTTACAAAGGTAAAGTGACGTGGATAATAGTTGACGATGCTTATCCGATAACAACTGATCTGGTTGGTGAGGGATTCAAAGACGACTGGACAATTATTAAAATATATCCTACCCCTATTTGGAGCGGAAGCAATACACAATCCAGAAATATAGCAGCGGGTATTGATGCTTTACTCGCTAATTATAAAGAGGATCAGATCGAAGCGGTATTTATGATTGAAGATGACGATTATTACCGGCCTAACTATCTTGAAAGAATGATGGCTCGAATCACGCCCGTTAAAGTTCTGGGTGAGATGAACACAGTATATTATAATGTATTTTACCGGAACTATTTTAGTAACAGGAATACTTCACACGTGAGTCTGTTTCAACTGGCTTTCAAACCTGAGATGATACCACTTTTCAAGACCTGTTATAACGAGCGATTTATTGACTTTAAGTTCTTTGAAAAACTCCATGCTCAGTTATTTGTCAATCGTGGTGAAGTCGGGATGTTCAATGAAAACAATTTAGCGATAGGAATAAAAGGAATGCCAGGGAGAAAGGGCATTGGTGCAGGTCACGGTAATTTAATGAATATGTTACCCGACCCAAGTATGAATTATTTAACCTCACAAATACAAGACGATGCAAAACTCTATGAAGGATATTACGGGGATCGTGGTCACTCACAACACCCTCTCTTTGCTCAAAGGCGCGTATGAATCTGTCCGGGGTTTTCATCCTGATATGCCGATTATAATTATCGACGGTTCTGATCCTGGGGATGAATGCCGGGAATATGTCAAGTCATTATCTTCCAATATAACTACCGTTGGACTGGCAGATTATAACATAGGTCATGGGCGTGGGATGGATGCAGCAATACGAATGTGTAAGACCCGGTTTGCACTGATCTTTGATTCAGATATAATAATGCGAAAGAGTCCCGTTCAGGAAATGCTGGATATGATGGAACCGGATACCTACGGGGTTGGCTATGTCGAGAAGTCCGGGTATGATGGATTTGAATATGGTGCAAAGTCAGAACATACGGGGCAGCCGTTTATGATTATGCTTCATCCATTCTTTCACCTTTTGCAGATTTCAGAGTATTATAAATTCCATCCTTATGTACATCATGGCGCACCAGCTTATAAGGCAGCGCTGGACATTCATCTCAAAGGTTTGACGAGTAAGATAATAAAAGTATTCCCTGGCCTGGGTCATACTCATGGAAAGGGATGGAGCTGGGAACCTGTACCTGGCGAGCATATAATCCACGATACAGCAGGTACAAGAAAGGACAGAGTTCGGAGAGGTAAACAAGAAATAGAAGGGGCATGGGATTATGGTCAAAATAGCAGTGTTAGGACTGGGAACTTCACTCGCAAATTTTAAAGCCGAAGAGTTCGATATGTCTGTTGGGGTAAATGATATTTGGCGAGCGGTAAAAACCGAAGCAGTTGTTTGCCTTGATTATAGAAGAGCCTTCACGTCTGATCGTTGGAAATACATCGAGGGTTGCAAACCTATCGCTTTTTTCTCTCAAATAGTTGAATATGATACCCGTCCTGAATTTCTTAAAATAAACTTAGCACCCGGATACCCGGATCATGCTTGTAATATAGATACACAATACTATCAGAAGTCATTCTGTAGTCCTTTCGTGGCTGCTCAGATTGCATGGAGGGTTTACTTTGCTGATGAGATTCATCTCTTCGGTGTAGACATGGTCAATCATCCTAATCTTAACGGGGAAGTATGCGATAAAATTAAACTTCACTTTCAAAATTTAAAGACCGCCCTAATAGAAAAGAACTGTCGCCTGATAGTTCACGGTGATGGTATTTTAACAAATATGTGTTAAATAGTTACTATTCTTTTAAATTAATTTTACATAATTAAAATCTAAGACAATGGATGAAACCTGTTGTTTCGCATATAGTTATTCGAGTACGATTCCTATGGAAGATTTTCTTTACGAGGATAATTATTCAATGTTTAATGAGGACGAAGGCGGTCATCATCAGTATGATAACCTTATTTGGTATCAGTTATTTGAATGCGGAGGTTTATTCCCTTAAAAATTAAATTATGCCTGAATATCCTTTTTGGAACATTGTCAATGAATTAATCCTGATGCTTTCATCGGCAGATACGGGTGATGATTGTATCAATTATGTCGGATATGAATTACTTAATTCAACGCCATAATGGAAGCAGTACTAAGGATATACGGTGATATAGGTGAGCCAGATAAGATGCTGGAGATGTTCGACGTTTCTGATGATACTATTTCAGCAAAGATCGTGGCTGAATTTCTCGACGAAAATAAAGATGCAACAGAGATAACGGTTAAGATCAACTCCCGTGGTGGTGACGTTCAGGAAGGATGGGCAATTTACGACCTACTGACCACATCAGGGAAAAAGATAAAAACAGTCGGAGAAAGTAAGATTTATTCTATTGCAACAATAGTCTTTTTGGCAGGATCAGAACGTGAGATAATGAAAAATGCCGATGGGCTAATTCATAATCCTTATATCCCACCTTACACTCTTGCTGGTGCTTACGGATCGGAAGACCTTACCAAACTGGCTGAAGGTTTGAAGCAGGAAGAAGAAAAGATACTTGATTTCTATGCCGAGAAGACCGGGGCTGATAAAGCCAAACTTGCTGATTACATGAAAGAAGATACAAAACTAAGCGCAGAGGATATGCTCTCACTTGGCTTTGCTACAAAGATTGTGGAACCTGTAAAGGCTTACGCATTATATAAACCAATAAATAAATTTAAAATGGAAGAAAAGGATGTGAAAACGTTCGGAGAAAAACTTGATGCGATTATAGCAAAGATATCAGGGTTTTCCCGGCTGCCGGTAACGGATCAGACGTTGACTGATAAAGACGGCAAAGAAGTGAAACTGGAAAAAGAAGCTGGCGCTCCTGTTGTCGGCGACAAAGCATCCCCGGATGGAGTATATGTTATGACTTCGGGTGAAACTATTACTATTACCGGAGGAGTTGTTACTGAGGTTACAGCCGGTGAGACAGAACTTGACAAAGCCAATGCAAAGATTGCAGAACTTGAAGCTAAGATCGCACTTGCTGAGACTGAAAAAGTGAATCTTGCTGCTGTTGAGGCTTCATTCAAAGAAAAAGAGGCTGAAGCCAAATCACTCGTTGATGAGCTTTCAAAACTAAAGAACTCATGGAAACCTGAATCACGGACTAAGTTTAGTTCCGCTGATAAGGTGGGGGATATCGACCTGAACAAGGTCAAAGAAATCATGGAACAAATCAAATCTAAAAAAGAATAACTATGCCAACTTTTACGCCCTCCTGCGGGCACAAAATCAATCTGGATAACCTTCACTTCACTGCCGACGAGCTCCGCAGCTTGAATGAACTTATCGTAACTGCTGTTCTTGAGGCTCCGCCTCTGAACTCGTTCCATACACTGGTAACAGGTATAAAGAACGACAAGAGAATAGGTATCATACCTGGAACCTTCGGACTTATCCTGAAAGCTGCCCAGTCCTGCGATCCTGTTGCACAGTGTCACGAGGCTATCGCTATTGAGAAAACATGGGAACCTAAGTATCTTGAGTTCATCAACGATATGTGTATCGACGAGATCGAAAACTCACTGATGAGGCTTTATATCGACTGCGCAAATCCTTACGATCTGACCAAGACTCAGATATTCTCGTTCATTGCCGGTATCTATGCAACTGATCTTCCAAAAGAAGTGCTTCGTTACGCATGGTTCGGTAATACAGCAGCCGCTAACTGGCCTCTTGGAGTCTTAACTCCGGGTGTTGACAGGAACTTCTTCAATGTTCTTAACGGCTTCTGGCAACAGATGGCTGTTATCTATGCAGCTAATCCGCTTCAGTTACAAGCGTTCCCAGGTAACACACAGGCCAATTATGCGCTTCAGCAGTCAGTAGCTACACCGTTACTGAGTTACAATGCTGTAAACGCTCTGATTGATGCCGGTCCATCGGAATTGGCTCAACAGCCCGACAGGGTAATACTTGTTACCCGTTCAGTATTTGACCGGTTGAGAAGGCAGCTTCAGGCTCTGGGTACAGCGTTCCAGGATTACAAACTCATGATCAATGGTCTTGAGTTTGCAACATGGGACGGTATAAGAATCGTAAGTATTCCTTTATGGGATCAGTTCATACGGACATACGAGAACAACGGAACACGCTGGAACGATCCTCACAGGGTTGTTTATACTACTGTTTCCAACCTGAACATCGGTATGGCTTGCACATCATTATTTGAAAACATAAATTCCTTCTATGATCCAAGAAGTCGTTATAACAGGATCGAAGCCGTTGACGCTTTCGATGCTAAGATAATTGACGACAGATTGTTAATGGTTGGAAGATAATACTTACAGCTATGACAATAGGATGTAATCAAATAGTTGCCTGTATTCTCAAGAACTGTGAGAATCTGGTTCCCGGTATTAAGGATAAGGCTTATCTTATCAACTACGATTGTATTGATAAAGACACTAGCACGTTCGATGCAAACAATCCACTGCTGTTAACTCAGTTGGTGTTAAAGACTCTTTCTCCACCCTGTTATGCTTTCTGTATCGAAGGGTACAACTTTTCAAACGAGCATAAAGTAACGATGGTGAAAAAGACCTATCAGAAGACTTGGGAACATTCATTTGTTTTCCGACTTTTTGATAACACTCCTGAAGATAAGCTCTGGATTGAGAATCTGAAAGACTCACGGTTTGTTGTGATTATAGAAAACAATTATAATAAGCCATCAACCTTACTCGGAGCCGGACGCACGGTTTACGAGGTTCTCGGTTGGGACTTTGGTCTTGAACTCAATGCTGCTGAACGTGATGCAAACTCTGATGAGATGCTCGGAGGCTGGTTACTTACAACCGGTACATCGGATAAGATGAAAGAATCATCTATACCATTATCGTTCTTTGCTGGAGGTTCGATCACTGCAACTAAGGCTGCACTGCATTCATTGCTTGCACCATGTTGCCCTGCTGGTACAGCTCATTAATAGGTGCGGTGTAAAAAGCCGCACCCTTTTATATGATTATAGATGAAGTACAATCGTTTGCGAGGGATTTTATAAACTTTAAAGAATTCCGTACCTCGTCAAGAAAGGCAAAGATCAGAGAAGCCTATACGATTCTAACCGGGGACAAAATCAAAGTATCATGTTCGACATGTTATATCGAGGCTTTATTATTAATTGTTAATTCAAAACCTATGGCAACAAGAAATTATGAATTGAAACGTGGGGTCTTACTTGAGGCGTTTGGTGATGCTTCAAAGACCTGTACAAATGACACCCTTACTGATGAACTTGCAGAATGGTATCTGAAGAATCAACCTGAGAAGATCATATATTTTTCCAAAGTACCTTCAAATCATCCTGCTCCGAATCCTTCGATTGTGCCTCAGAACATAGTCATTATCCCGCCTATTGAAAAGGACATGGCAACAGAATTGATAGAGCAGGTAATGGAACCGAAAAAGAAACAAGTTAAAGCCAAGAAATAATGAGAGTATCCGCTACAAAAACAGCCCCGAGAGTTGAGCGGAATGTCTATTTAACTTCAAAAAGAATAAAGGGATACGGCACAGGAAATGACTATCCACAGAAAGTATTGGAGATAATAAATAGTTCCGGTACAGGACGCACCTGTATGGATATTTATGTTAAGTTTGTTGAGGGTGGAGGGTTTGCTGATCCCACACTGGCAGCAACAGTTCTTAATTCAAATAACGAACGTGCTAACTCCTTACTAAGAAAAGCAGCAAAAGACTTAAAGAACTTCAACGGCTTTGCTATTTGCGTCAAGTATAACGGTATGGGACTGCCTTATGAGTATTACAATGTACCCTTTGAGCAGTGCCGTCTTGAAATAGAATCAACAGGAACAAACAACGCTTATACAGGAAGGATCGCAGTTTACTCGGATTGGACCGGAGTGACCGGTAAACTCTTTGATATGCGTAAGGTCAAGTTTATTAACAAATTCAACCCCCTAACTGTTATTAATGAAATGATCGCTGCCGGTGGTCCTGAGGAATACCTGGGACAGATTCTTTATTTTACTGCTGATGGTGATTTCGAATATCCTATTTCTCCCTTCGATCCTGTTATTACTGATATGCTTACCGAGGAAAGCTGTTCAACTGTTAAATATAGAAATGCTAAGTTTAATTTTTTGCCGGCAGGGATATTAGTGAGGAAAGGAATCAAACCCCGGACACTTGACGACGGTACAGTAGATCCGCATGACCCATATAATCAGGAGCAACTTGAGAGCGCGGCTAATATCAAAAAGATGCAAGGTGATGAGAATGCCTCTAAGATATGGGTTGTCGACGTGGATGCTGATGAGGAAAAACCGGAGTTCATGGACTTTACTGCAAAGAACTAT